GATGTTGGAATAATAAGACAGTTTGCGCTTACGATCGCGAACAATCTCTTGATTTGCTTTGCTTCCAGTGTTCCACAGTTCCCTGTTTGCTTCACAGACAGGGCAGTTTTGATTCAATGTGGTCAGACAGTTATCAATAAACCATCCACCAGGACCTTGGAAGGCATGGGTATAGACTTTTGCCCAAGGAAGGTCTTCACCCTCAGGAGCAGGCAGAAAACGAATAACTGCAAAACCATTTCCTGCTTTATCTACCTCAGGTTTCCACAGACGTTCATCTGAAGAACCACTAGAAGAATTCATCTTCTCTACTTCTTGAACCAGTTTAGAAGTCAGAGAGCCAAGAGTTGATTTCTTTTTAAGATCTGAAAAGGACATTAGATTACCTCGGATTAGTTGGATTGATTGGATTATCCACAGACATCATAGCAAATCAGAGGGTGTTAGTCAACCTCTGCTTCTCTTTTGATTTTCTGGATAACTCTTTGCATGTTTTCAAAAACCAGATTCATGTCAGAAGGATCTCCATAACCAAGAAGTTTTGAAGATGCAATGATCTCATTCTTTTTCTCAATAGCTTGAGGATCATCTGATAAAGACAATCTGGTATACAGGATTTTTTGTTTGTCCAACAACTCTGACAGCAAGTTAACATGCTCTAGTTTCTCTGCCTTAGACATTGTTGGGAATCTCAAAACACTTCTTGTGAGTTCCCTCTGAAGTTTTTCAATAGTCTTTAGTTCCTTTTGAACTATTTCTGAATCGAAGAAGGCCATATTACCCCTCTACAATATTTCTCAAAGTTTTTTTGTAATCCTGTATGTCTATATTTAGGAATGGTGAATACTTCTGTATCTTTAGAGACACAATTTCCCATACAGGATCCAATAATTTTTTATCAAAATTATTCCTGAACAGGAATATTTTATCATGAATTACTAGTGTTTCTATACTAATCTTCCCGCTCAGGAACTTTTTTAAGATGATTGGATGTTGTTTTGAACAATCAAGAATGTCCTCTAGGTTGCCTTCAGAGAACATCTCCTGAGACTCTTGAGTAAAAATATACTTCAAACTCTGTTGCCTTTTGATCCATTCTTTGTAGCAAGATTCACCTTCTCTAATAATTTCTCCAATCCACATGGATTGTGGATTGTCACTTCCAATAAAGTTAGATAGAAAAAAGTTTTTTATCTCATCATCATTTTTCTGTCTACTAATTCTCTCAAACCAATACTTATCTTTACGCTTATTAAATGATTCTACTGATGCCCTAGACTTACCTGCATATTTAAAATAATCATATTTTGGTTTTGTAAAATGATTCTTTAGTGCAAGGTATGTTTTATAAGCATCAAATGGTGTCATATTAAAAGTTTAGCTCTAGATGTTCTCTTCAAAAAATTTAAATTGATAGCATCACATTTGAGTTTTTCTTTCAATGGTTTACTAACAAGTTTAGAAATAGAATCTACTTCTAATCCATTTTGCTCACAATAGTATACTATGGCATCAATGTAATTCATGTCTTCGTTATTTTTCACAATCTCTTCTATGAGTTGTGAAAATTTTGCTGGGCAAAGAAACTTTAATTCTAATGCACTTTTTAATTTATCTTCCATATTCTTTTAGTTTGGATTGAAGGAACTCTTTAACATATTCATTAAGTAACTTAATATACTTAATTTTATCATACTCTTCATAAACAACGCAATCCCCATCTTCACATGCCATTAAAATTACAAACTTTTTAACTGGGATATTCGTCATTTCATAAAACATGCAGGCATAAGCTGCACATTGAACAAAGTAATGTTCAATCCATTCTTTAGGTTTTGGTTTCTTTGAGGTCTTGAAGTCTATTACTGCTAGTTCACCATTATACTCTGCAATGCAATCTACAGTTCCTGCTATTCCTAATTGCTTGCTATAAAGAGAACTTTCAAGTGCATGAATATTATCAATGCTATTTAGTTTTTCTTTGGCAATTTGAAATAAGTAGTATGAGAGTGGTTGTACTTGAGGAAGTTGTTCTGCATTATGCAAATAATTTTCAACTAAAGAGTGTAGATCAGTTCCTCTACTTGTTGCTTGTCTGTTGATTTTATTTGCTTCTGCTTCACCTACTTTTTTACGCCATTGTTCAAAGATATGTTTGTTATGAAAACTTGTAACTGATGTAATAGAAACTAACCTGGAGAGATTATCCTCTCCAGGTATCTTATAATATCTAACTCCATCAATTTCTTCCCTTTCTAACTTGGGAAGATTCATACTAACATGATTGAACATTAAAACCCTGCAGCCATTTTATTTACAATATAAGATTTGACTAATCCAGATCTTACAATATCTTCAACCCCAAATTCAACAGATTCAAATTCAGGCATTCTTTGAATAATTTTCATGAAATCAAGAATACCATTTCTCTCATTGTTTTTTGTAAGGTCAGATTGAGTGGCATCACCACAGAACATAATTCTGGAGTTATCACCAACTCTTGTAATTATACTATCAAGTTCATGGAAGTTCAAGTTCTGACATTCATCAACAATAATAATAGAGTTATCTAAGGTTGTTCCTCTGATGAATGATGTGCTCCAAAACTTAATAGTTTCTTGTGCTTTGAGATTGCCATACAGCATCTCAAATTCTGCATCAGTGTTACACTCAAACATATACTTGACCATATTCTTATATGGAATCTGGTAAAGACTTGACTTGTCCTCATGATCACCAGGAAGGAAACCAATTTCTCTTGTTGCAACAAGAGACCTGACAATTACAATTTTGTCATATGGTGTCAGATCATCAAGAACATCTTTAAGAGCTAAGTACAATGCACAAAATGTTTTACCTGTTCCTGCGCAACCATAAACAAATAAGTGTTTATCTAAATCATAAGCATCAAACAGAACTGTTTGATTTTTAGTTAGTGGTTGAATATCAAGTAAAGTATCAGCATTAATTGCTTTTCTTTTCTTTCTATTTCTTGCAGTGGTCCCAATACCAATAGGAGAATCTCCTGAGTTTCTTCTTCTGTTTCTTGCCATTAGATTTTAGTTACACGTGAGCCAGGAGCTTTTGATGCCTTTTCAAGCACGTCATTCCAACCTGGATTTTTACTGATCAATTTATTTTTCCAATCACCAACTTCTCCTGGAGTTGCACATCCCTCAGACCAATCCCTTTTCCAATCAGGATTGTCTTGATACCATTGTGTAATATCATGAACACTCATTTCAATTACTTTCTTTTCACCTGTTTCTTTATGAATAATAGGATAAATTGCCATTGGATATAATACTATACAAAAATATTTATTCTATGGTAATAGAGGGTGCATCAACACACTCTGGGCACTCTTCTGATCTTTGCCATCCAAGTGCCTCAGCAACAGTTGGAAACTGACAAATAAACACACACTTACATGCCTCTGCAATATCCATATGTTCTTTCTGAGTTCCATTTGCAGACCTCAGACTAATGTAATGAATCCATGACCTGCATGATCCAGTCATGTAAATTCTTGTTGGGGTTGCCAGAGGAAGAACAAAACGAGCACACTCCTTTGCCACACCATGATCAAGAAGAGTTTTATACAAACCATTTGCTGCTGCAAAGTGCTCAGCAATACGACTTTGGAGAGTAAGTTTTTCATACTCACCCATATCATCAATGGAATTTTGACGATTCTTTGTATCTTGTCTCCTAAGATCAGGAACAGGAATGTGATCAGTCAGGAGACTTGTATCAGCATACCTCTGAGAGAACTCTTGGAAAGTAAAACTTCTGTGACGCAGAATCTGTGCTGCAATGCCACGAGTGGTTTCAATTTCTAAAGTCATAGTAGCCTGCTCAAACACAGACCAATGATTGTGATTGATACAATAACGTAGCAAGCCTGCATAGTTTTCATTATCTTGATTTGCTGGATTAGAAACCCTAGCAATATATGCCATTGTTTGTTCTGCATCTGGTGTAACACTAATAAGTTTTACAGTCATTTCTTACCAAATCCTTTATAATTTTTATGCTCAAGTTTTAAAATTTCTTCTTCAATGACTTGAAGTTGATGATTCATATAATCCAACTCTGCTGGAGTATACAATTTAGATTGATTTTCTGTTGCTTCTTTAAGCAACTTTACCATTTTTTTAAGTTTCATCCAGAAAATACCTCATCATAATCTTCATCATATGGTATGATTACAGAATTTTCATTTGACACAACTTCTTCTGGGGCACTGTTAAGTTCTTGTTTCAATGAATGCACTAATAGTTCTAAATTTTTAACTATAAGAGATACTCTTTCTTTGTTCATAAAGATGATTAATTTCTTACCATTTTACATAAAAAAAGAGAGGTAGTCAACCTCTCTCTATGTAACTTAAACTATGATTAGTAGCATAAAGTTGTTGAATAATAATATCACATCCAATCTTTGGATTACAATCCCCACAAGTATAAACATCCACAGCTGCTTTTCCTTCTTCTGGCCAAGTATGAATGCTAATGTGACTCTCTGAAAGCAAACATACTACAGTGACTCCTTGTGGTTCAAACTTTTTTGAGATAGTTTGAATTACTGTAGCACCACTTGCTTCTGCAGCATATTCTAATAGATCTATAAGGCAACGTTCATCGTCCAAAAGAACGAACGAACACCCATACAAATTTAGTAGATAATGCTTTCCCATTTATTTCTTAGATTTTTTTTGTGATTGATTACTATACATCTTTGGGTTTACTCTACCATCAGTCCACTTCATAGAAATTACATTCCTATATTCATCATAGTAATGATCAAATATATTGACTTGAGTTCCCTGAACAATATCATACATAACTACCCCATTATTTGAATAGGAGACTACGTATGAATTTAAAGGAAGATCTCTAGTATTGGATACAGAAATATCACAATCTTTGTGGATGATATTAACTTTTTCTCCCATGATTCAATTCCAAACTATATCTGGAAATGCATCTTGAACTACAATTTTAGTAATCTTAAATCTTTTGTGCAACTGCTTATCTTTAACTAAGCACATCAATTCTGCTTCAGATTCATGAAGTGCTTCTAACAGTTGAATAAACATTGTTTCTCTTTTAGTCTGCGTGACTTCAGAAACTCCCTTTACAAAGTAATTAAATTTTCTCCACTCATGGATCAATTTACTGTGCTCTGTTCCAATAGGGGCATCATTAGGAGTGTAAGGAACTTCTCCAGATGGGATTGCTGATTCTACAGCATCATCAAAATTCCAAACAAGAACAGACCTCAATGCAGGGCTGTCATAATGTCTAAGAATTTGAATTTTTTCGTCTCTTGTTTTGGAATTAGAGACTCTTTGAATAATTTCAGACACCAATTGGTCTGGTGGTAATTTCATAATTCAACTCCATTTTAATCTTCTAGATCATCCTCTTCATCCATGTAATCTTTATTCTCAAATCTAAATGCTATAAGTTCATCTGGAATAAGTTGACCATCTTCATCAAACATTTCTGGGTGATATGTATATGGTTGTTTTTGTTCAAGATGTTGCTTGATAGTCCATCCAACTAAACCACCAAGTATTAAAGCAAATAAGACAAACAATACTGAAAAAACAAGGGTTATAGCTAACATAGTAATTCTCCTAAACTACTTTGGTTTTCCTACATCCAAGGAAAAATTAAAGTAGATGGTTATTTCCTTATTGAAGAAAGAAACCACCCTTTCAAAACATATTGAAAATGTTTTTTTACTTGGGAGCCTCCTCTTTAATACTAGCTCAACACCCCTATTAACGGGAAGAGTATTATCATTATTTAGCACATCATCCAAGCAATTTATTTTCCTGAAGATATTTAACTGTGTCAGAACATCCTCCAAGATGAGTTTCATTCATAACAACTTGTGGGAAAGTAGAACCTTCTCCAAACTCTTTGTAAAATTCTTCTTTAGTGAAATCAGTACCAAGAGAATATTCTCTAACTGAAAATCCTTTAGATGCACTTACTGCTGACAAAACTTGAATAACTTTTGTGCAGTATGGACATCCATGTTTACTGTAAACTGTGAAATTCATAACTTTAAATTTTAACTGGGTGTGGACGTTTTTTATCTGATTTTATAGCACATAACCATGCATTAACAACTGCAATATTATCTGGCCACCAATTAGTTTCCAATCTAAACTCTTGGAATTTAATTGTATCATTTCTAATAAATTGTGCTTTATCTCTTCTGGTATAATACCAGAAACTATTTTCATTCCAAAAACTTACATGAGTTGGATCTTGCCATGCTCCTCTACCATCTGTAGAAGGAACTTCAATGAATGCCCAACCACCATCACAAAGAACTCTGTGTATTTCACTCATAGTTTTGATTGGATCTTTTAGATGTTCAATCACATGACTTGCATTAATAACTCCAACACTATTATCTGGAAGTGGAATACCCTCATTTAAATCACAAGTAATATCTCCACCTTCTTGGTCAATGGTAGTATACCCAGGTCTTGGGAAAAGTCCACCACCTATATCTACTTTCATCAAACCTTTAAGGTCTGCATCACGTTCTGCAAGTTGTTGTCCATATTGATGGAACAATTCAAATGTTTTGATTTGAATGTCTTCAATTCTTTGAGTTTGAGTATTATCATTCCCAGGAAGCCATCTATAATAATAGAGAACTTTAGGAATAAAACAAAACTTAGTTTTGAGATAAGTCCTAATCACCAATTCATGATCATCACATATATTTAACTCAGGATTGTGCCCCCCAAGTTCTTCATAAACAGTTCTTCTCCATGCTCTTACATGATCAGGAGCATACCAGATGATACCAATGCTATGACTTGTTGGTGGAAAAGCATCAATTTTAATAAAGTCTTCACCTCTAAAGTTCATCCATTTATATGTCCAACCATTGTTTGGATTCCAAGGCACTTTATATTCATCTCCTCTCATATCATAAAGAAGATCTTCACTGTATACAAATCCAACTTCTTGATCTTGAAATGCATTGTTTAGTTCTTCTAAACAATCATCAGAAAGTAAATCATCATGATCTACCTCAACCAAAATGTCTCCCCTACCAAGAGGAAAAGCTTTGCTTTTAATGAACCCTACATTAGGATGTGTGACTCCATTATGAATCCTTACTCTATCATCATCTTTAAATTCTTGAGGAATGTCAGATACTTTACAGTTACCATTTAAATATAAAACCCATTCCCAATTAGAATAAGTTTGAGATTTAATAGTTTCATAGAGCTCTATAAGAAATGGAATATTTTCTTTCTTATGCTCTGGGGTGATAATACTAAATTTATAATCCATATCAATCAAAGAAAAACATGTGGAACAACCTTGAATCTGCTATATCTTTACCAAAATATTGAGATGCTGCATGAATACATTTGCCATTAAATATTACCAATCTATTGAAAACATTACCTACAGTATCTACCAACTCAAATTTAGTTTTGTCTAGAAATCCACCTTCAAAAGATCTTTCATATCCTGGATGAGAAATGTGCCTTGCTTTTGTTTCTTTGTGTGCATACATTGATGTACCACACTCAAATGGGGCATCAGGAGTTAAGTATACCATACCTGCCCACTGTTGGAAATCTGTATGATATACAAGAGGATCTTCTGCATTACAAGTTTGAAAGACTCCATTCACACCATACTCATCCCAAACTGTTATTGATTGTCCAATAATAGATTCAAATGCTTTCTTTGTTCCTGGAACAAAGAATTTTTCTTGAGTTCTCTTTCCCTTATAATATCTCAAATCTGCCACAAACTCTTGCTGTAAAGCATATTCTCTAACTGCATAAGGATCAGTATAGAAATCATCTACAACAAATATTCTTTTATTGTAATCATTAATTTTTGAATTAGAAATAAAATTCATTTTTAATATCTTGTATTAAAGAAAAAAGTTTGGAACAATCTACCATTATACATGTCATTGCCAAAATAATCTACTGAGGCATGAAACAATTTACCAGGATATAAAATTAATCTGTTGTAAATATTTCCTATTCTATCAACTACTTCCCATTTAGTATAGTCATAAGCATCTTCGCCATGATCTACATTACCAATAGAAATTCTTTCTTGAGATTCTTTGTGCTTATACAAAGCAGTTCCACCACTCAAAGGAGCATCAGGAGTTAAATAACACACACCAGCCCACATATTATTGTAGTCTGAATGAATCCAAGTTCTATCCATTGCAGTACAAATTTGAAATGCTCCTGTATACCCATCACCATTTTCATCAAGTAACCAATCAGTTACTCCACCAGCAGCATGAGAAACAAGATCATTGATCACTTGTTTATGACTTTCATTTAAAAATGATTTAGTTCTTAATCCAGGGTAGTTACCTCTTACAGCAAACTCTTGGTTTAATGCAAAATTTCTTACATCATCTGGATCATCATAAAAATCATCAGCAACTATAAGATTGACTTTCATATTACTTTAAAATAAGTGGAGCAGTTCTTGTAGTAATAGTTCCTCTCATCATAATATTAAAACTTATTGTAATACGATTTTTTCCTTTACCATATGATTGTGTTGTTGCATGTACACCATGAGGCAAATAAGATGGAAACATGAATAAAGACCCTTCCTCACATTTTGGCACAAACACTCCTCCAGTAGCTTCACTGACCCTATAGTAATTTGGTTCAAATACTCTTGCACCTGGCCTTGGATCTGAGAAGACTGTACCAGAAGCAGTTGGAGGAGTAGAGACATGAAGCACTCCACTAAAAAATGAGTTGGGGTGAACATGATTTTGATGGCAATACTCTTGCCTATAACCAATGTTTGCCCACATACTTGTCAAATAAATTTCATCACGAACTACAGAAAGAAAATCCATGACTGTTGATGCTTCTGCAAGTAGAAAGTCTGACAGTTCTTTGAACTGTGGTTTTAAATAAAGTTCATGATGACTAAACCATCCAATATTTCCTGCTCTATCTCCTTCTTTTTCGTCTTTAGATAATTCTATAACATCTCTTTCAATCTGTTTAAGAAATTTTTTATCATCTACTAAAGAAGAAAAGACCATTGTTGGAAACAATGGGAAAATTTCATTGTTAGTTACTTTGATTGTCATTCCAATAATTACCTGTTCTTGAACAATATTTTACATTGGGATCTAATGTTTTAAACCCTTCCCATCCTGGTTCACCTTCAGCAACTCTTTTACCATGAAAATAATCGCCAATATGATTGACCATCATACCACCTTCAGATGTTTTTAACAACCCTGCTCCAATATTATATTTGTTTGCCAAATAATTTGCAATCACAGACTCTGAAGGGTTATGTCCTGTTTCTTCTAAGATTGGTTCTTTAGCAATCCATGCTGGATATAACGACATCAACATCCAAAAGTATGGAGTTGCTTTTTCATATCTATAATTTTTAAATATAACATCATCTTCTTTGGGTCCTATATTTTCTGTCTCATATTCATACCAATTGTTTCTTTTTAATTGAACTTGAGACAGTGTATTATCTTGCTGTAAGATTTCAATCATGTCCATTATTTTTAATGGGTACATGACTTCTACATCATCTTCATGATGAAAAATATAATCATAATCTCTTTTTTTAATTATATCAAAAAGTTCTTGCCAAGTTTTTGTTATACCTTTATTCTCTTCATGAAAAATAATTTCATTGAATCCATTATCAATAACAAATTCTGCTAAAGAATCATTATCCCTTCCAGTTGGATAATCATCAATAAACAAATGATGTACATCTAATCCAGAAAAATCTAATTGTTTATTTGCCTCAAATGTTTTTTTAAGAAACTCTACTCTATTAGTAGAGAACATAACATGCAGTAGTTTCATGATTCATTTATTTTGACGTTATTATGTTTTTTGGCACAAGCACCTCTTCCCCAACCACGACTTACACTATTAATGTAAGAACAAATCTTTCCACTCTCTCCACAATAAGGGCATTTTGCATCTGATGGGTCATTTACATAAGGATTATACTTTTCCTTTTTTGGTTTCCTTGCGTTCTCTGCTTGTTTATGTTTGCGATAGTTCATACTTTTACAGGTTTTCCCTCACCTTCTGGAAGACTAATTTGTGGAAGTGTTTTACCTCTACCCCCCAAATTCCATGGATCAATTCCTTCTGGAATTGGATCATCCCATTTACCACCCAAATCAACAATACCAGTTGTGGGGAGTGCTTTAGGCATTTGAATATCTACCACAGGTCCCATCAAAAACTTATTTCTAGTAATAGTTCTATTTTGTGGATCAAAGGCAACCATTGCAAGAGCATCTACCTCATCACCACAATCTACAATCTTCCTTCCAGTCTTGGTCTCAATAACTGAAAAATAATCTTCACTGTTGTACTTGTTCATCTTGAGTGTCCTTTTCCTTATTGTAAGGCATTTTAATTGGTCTGTAAAGGTTAGGCCAAGTATCTCTAATTATTTCTGCTAGTTTATATGGTGTTTCTGAAGTAATCATATCGACTAAAAAAGGGGTGTTGCCACCCCCATCTTGAGTAGTTTTATATTATATCAACCAATTGTAGGTGCAGTCAAGGCAACAGGAGTTGCACTAGCAGAAGCAAGGTCAAGAGGGAAGTTGTGAGCATTACGCTCATGCATTACTTCCATACCCAGACCAGCACGATTCAGAATGTCAGCCCAAGTATTAATTACATGACCCTGACTATCTTGAATGGATTGGTTAAAGTTAAATCCATTCAAATTAAACGCCATAGTAGATACGCCAAGAGCAGTGAACCAAATACCCACCACTGGCCAAGCAGCAAGGAAGAAATGCAAAGAGCGACTATTATTAAAACTTGCGTATTGGAAAATGAGACGCCCAAAGTAACCGTGTGCAGCAACGATGTTATAGGTCTCTTCTTCTTGACCAAACTTGTAACCATAGTTTTGAGATTCATTTTCAGTAGTTTCACGAACCAGCGAGGAAGTAACCAGAGAACCGTGCATAGCACTGAACAGAGAACCACCGAACACACCAGCAACTCCAAGCATGTGGAAGGGGTGCAT